TCGCCGTCGCCGTCGCCGTCGCCCTTATCAAAGGATGAATCATCTACTTGAATCATAGAGGTTGATGGATTGTCGTCGTCGTCGTCGTCGCTCTCGCTTTCCGTAGTATAGGAAGAGTTTGATTGAGATGAATCGCTATCGCTCGTATCGCCGTTATTGTCTCTTGTTTGATTTTTTGGGTGTAATGATGTCGAACCGCCGCCGCCGTCGCCAGTGAGTAGCGTTTCATCAATGTTTAAATCGACAATTTCTATCGCGGGTTCACAATCTCTCGAACAGGACGATGTGTCCGTGACATTTTCGATAATGATATCATTCGTAGAGAGGGATGCATCCACTTGAGAGATATTTTCTAAAATGTTGATTCTATTTTGCACTGATTTATAGTCGCCGGCGGACTCAATATAACTATTTGCACCACACGCGCCGACCATTGGTTTCATCTTGTTTCGGATTTTCATCAACTTACTAATATTGACATCCGAGAGATCGCCGTCTACATCATCCCCAAATTGCGAATAATCGATTGTAAAGAGATCGTTTTCGTAGTTATTGAAAAACGAGCATCCAACAAGATAATCGATATCATCAAAGACATTCGCGGAAAATTCACGTTGTTTACACAAATAACTACCATAATAATCGATGCCGTGTACGACGCCGTGGGTATGAAGGGCGCGACTCGTTAAATAAGAGAAAAACCCGTCGACATAAGAGGTATTATTGGTGTTCAACATTTTTTCTTCACACTCATCTGGGGTAGAATTGTATTTAGGAAGGGACCGTATTTTATCGTGATTTGCCTGGTATTTTCCAGATAAATATCGAATTGGGTCCAATAATGGCGAGTATTTGACAAATACTGGAACATTATTCGTGTTTCCATTATCGTCGGCAATAATGGTTTCTAAATGGTTTAGAGAACGAGAATCATTGTCGGGTGCATTCTCATTATTATCGTCGCCTTCCATAATATCATTTGGTCGTGTAATAATATTCTGTAAATAATACTTTTGATTCAATTGAATTGCATTATAATTAGTCTCATTGATATCAAAAAATCGCGAATAAATAGGGATAAAATTCTGAATATCGTAAAGCAATGCCTGTTCGATTGTAGTCGGTATATATTTATGTTTTCTGTAATGAATTTGAAATGCCATTCTATACAATATTCCTAAATGTAATCGTAATATGATTGATGAATAGAAGTTTTATATTCATTTTAAACGGGCGGTCCAGCATACGCTTCCCCGTCCCGCCCTGTCCCGTCCCGTCCCGCCCCGTCCCGTCCCGTCCCGTCCCGTCCCGTCCCGTCCCGTCCCCCGCCCCATTCGTAAAATAAGAATAAAAATAATATACATCATTATTATTATTAGACAGAGGACTGAATATGAATTTAGAACTCGCGAAATTCGATATGAAAGCAATCAGCTTTCGCCCTGATGAAAATAAGGGGCCGGTTATAGTGCTTATTGGGCGGCGTGATACCGGTAAAAGTTTTCTCGTGCAGGATCTCATGTTTCACCACCAAGATATCCCCATTGGAACCGTCATCTCTGGAACAGAGGCAGGAAACGGATTCTTCGCCGCACATGTCCCCAAACTCTTCATCCACGATGCATACAATACCGCGATTATCGAAAATATTCTCAAGCGGCAAAAGGCAGTCTTAAAGCAGGTCAAAAAAGATATGGATATGTATAAGAAGTCGTCCATTGACCCGCGTACATTTGTCGTTTTGGATGATTGCCTGTATGATAACAAATGGACGAAGGACGTTATGATGCGCCTCCTCTTTATGAACGGGCGTCATTGGAAGGTCATGTTAGTCATCACAATGCAATATCCCCTTGGTATCCCTCCAAATCTCCGCACGAATATCGACTACGTTTTTATCCTCCGTGAGCCATATATTGCGAATCGTAAGCGAATCTATGACAACTATGCGGGTATGTTCCCCACATTTGAGAGCTTTACTCAGGTTATGGACCAGTGTACCGAGAATTATGAGTGTCTCGTCATCAATAATAACGCGAAATCGAATAAATTACAAGACCAAATCTTCTGGTATAAGGCGCAACAGCACGGGCCTTTCAAGCTGGGCAGTAAGGAGTTCTGGGAAATATCGAAAAATCTCGGTTCTGATGATGAAGGTGAGCAGTCTTATGACCCTAATGCTGCGAAAAACAGTAAGGCGCCGAAGATTAATGTGAAGAAGAGCAAGTGGTGAGGGAAAGTTGGTCTCGGGATGGCGAGAGCGCTTTTGTTGCAACAAAAGCGGTTCAATCGAAACCATTCTATAATATTATAGAGCGGTTTGCCAAAATTAGTATTTTAATCATAATTCTTGCTTTTCATTTATGAAAGCAAGAATCATTTTTGCCGTTGCTTTCATAAAACCGCTTTTAATATATGAAAGCAACTGATTCCGACACATCGCTTTCGCAATCTTGCTTTTTATTTATAAAAGCGACCATATTCTACCCATCGCTTTTATAAAACCGTTTTTAATTTTTTAAATCAACACTGCAACTTCAGAACAATCTCGTATTTATATCATTCAATACATCCGACAAGTCAAATCCAGGTTTGTTTGGATTATAACGTATTATTACGTAACCCCGTTTATTAATGTATTCTTCTCTCACCGCCTCGTCCGTCTCTGACCGGTCGCTATGTCCGTATTCATCACATTCTACAACGATTTTATCGTTAGTGAAGCACAAGTCTGCCCTATACGGTCCAATCTGAAACTGACGCGACATGGCGCGAGCGCCGCTATACGCATTCTCAATAAACCCGATGGTCTGTCCTTCAATACACATCGGGAATTTGACAACTTGTATTTGCTCTGACACTGAAACAAGGTATTTGGTTCTGAAATTAAATGAGTTCTTCAAGAGTTCAAATGCTTCTTCCGTAAGCATATATACGATACGGTTATGTCCGCCGTGTTTGTTCGGTTTACCGTCAGATGTGACCGGATATTTGATATAATGGACATTCTCTCGGTAGTTCTTCTCCAAGTTTCTTATTATGTTGATTTTTTTAGTATTGAATTCGGGTACCAACTCCTCCAAATCGCGCGTGAATTCCGGCATGATGTAAAGATAGTGTATTATATACAACAGTTATCCACAAGTCTATTTATTTCAATTTTATCTTATTTTCTACTACACTAATTAAAGTTATTGTATTCGTTTTTCTTGTCCATATAAATATTTTGTATTGTATTTTCACTTGTAATTTTAATAATATTTTGAGTTAATTCATTCAACCAATCATACGTATCATTCCATACATCTTCTTGAATAATTCTTATTATAGAATAACCATTTTCATTCGCGCATTTTTCTTTGTATTGGTCATTTTCAAATTGTTCTTCCGGTGTTTTCCAATTCCCGACTTGAATGAAATGTTGCGGTCCATCTAATTCAATAATAATTTTTTGTTCTTCTAATACGAAATCAAATGGAAGAATGCGACTGGTAATTTGATTTTTACACCAATCCGCGCGAAACTGTGAAATGATATTTGGATAGGACTGTAATAGTTGTTCATATATTTTTTTTTCGGTTTTATTTACACAAATGGGGCACCAAGAATTTACTCCAGTAATATTGTTTAAAATAGAATTAAATTGATGACTACAAGTATCGCAATTAAACCAATATTTATTACCAGAATGTTTAAATACTAGTCTTGGTTTTACATCACCATTTTTGTCGCTCCAATATTTTGATTTCTCGTGTGAAGCAAATGATTTTTCAAAACAGGTTTGACAATCTTCATTTTCACATAATTTTTGATTGGCACAATAAGAACACCAAGAATTATTTCCAGTAACGTCGTTTAAACTAACTTTGAATTCATGACAACAAGTATCACAATTAAACCAATATTTTGTATTTGAAGATTTAAATACTTGTCTTGGGTTTACATGACCATTTTTTTCACTCCATTGATGTGACCATTCTTGTGACGCAAATGATTTTTCAAAGCAAGTTTTACAATCTTCTTTTTCACATAAATTTTTATTACCACAATAAGGACACCATCTATTTCCAGTAATACTATATAACACACTTTCAAAATGATGACCACAATTACAATTAAACCAATATTTATGATTTGAAGATTTAAATACTTGTCTTGGTTTTACATCGCCATTTTTCACACTCCATTGATATGCCCTTTCTTGTGACGCAAATGATGTTTCATAACAACGATGACAATATTCATTTTCACATAATTTTTGTGGGGGGTTTGAACAATAACAACACCAAGCATTTTTTCCAGTAATTTGGTTTAAAGTGATTTCAAATTGATGACCACAATCGCAATTAAACCAATATGTATTACCAGAATGTTTAAAAACCTGCCTTGGTTTTACATCTCCATTTTTCTCACTCCAATATTTTGATTTTCCATGTGAAGCCAATGATTTTTCATAACAACTTTTACAGCCTTCATTTTCGCATAATTTTCTATTCGCACAATAAGGACACCATCGATTTCCAGTAATACTGTATAAAGCACATTCAAATTGATGACCACATTCACAATCAAACCAATATTTGTTGGATGTTCCCTTAAAAACCTGTCTTGGTTTTACATCACCATTTTTGTCGCTCCAATATTTTGATTTGTCGTGTGAAGCAAATGAATTTTCAAAGCAGGGTTGACATTCTTCATCATGGCATAATCGTTTTGAGTTGCACATTTTGCTTTATTATATAAATTTTATAACAAAATTTTGAATCAATTTAATTACATATTAATCAATTTAATTACATATTAATCAATTTAATTAACCTCTACAGTTCTCCACCGCCAAAATGAGCCGCAGTGTCAAAGACAAAACAGTCTTCAATGATTATTATTACTGTGTCGCGCAGTCAGTGTAAATACTACACACAGTAATAATCTATTTTTTGTTCCTAGTTATCAATTCAAATACTTATTCCGCCGCACCTGCACCCGCACCCGCCCCGGCCTCCGCCAATCGCGACAACCCGTGGTCGTTATTCTTATCCATAACGACATCCTCGCTCTCGAATAACTCCTTGCGCATCTCTTCGACAGTCATTGATACGGATGCAGTCTCATCCCCGGCATTCCAAATACCTCCGCCGACCCCGGAACTGCCGAGGTCCAGGTCCAAATCACGCGGTTTTGCGTCCACCAAGGTTTCGCCATCCTTCGCCAACATCTGCGTCAATTTATTCCCGCTCTCCTTCGCCAATTTCATATTCTCCTGAATCGCCTTTACTTTGGTCTCCTTGACACGCTTATCAAACTCCGTCTTTGCCTGGTCCTCGTTCTTCTTCTTCTCCGACATCAATTGGTTGAGAGTTTCTTCCATATACTCGACGCGACCTGTCTTATACGCATCAGGATGAAATGGAACCCACATACCGACAGGACCAACGAAGACATCGTGATTCGGATCCACCTCGCGCAACATTTGACAACGCAACTCTGCCTCCTTCTGTGAACCAAAAACACCACGCACCTTCAAACCGCGGATTGACGTCTGGAAATTATGCCTCTCGTTAAACTCATTCTCCATATCGTCTTCATGCTTATCTAGAAATGTCTTGTATTCGTCGTAAATGTTTGTCTTTTGAAGGGTTTCTTTCTCTTCTTTAGCAAACTCTTGAAAATCAGCTGAGACCTTATCAAAATTGACGTTATATTTGAATGAAACAAAGTTAAGAAACTGGATAAATTTCTCCATCGACTTTTGATAGTCCCAATAATGCAGAAATTTCTCAAAAAAGAAATGGTCCTTTTGCTTCAAAATGTGTTCTGGAGAAACGAATGATAAACATGCGAATTTTTGACCTGCAATCGGTTTATCTTCCTCTAATAAGTCGATGTATTTAGGGTTAACCTCACCAGAGGAGGTAGTCTTCATTTCTACGCCGGAAGGAGGGGGATATGACATAATGGAATGGAATGGAATGGAATGGGATACGAGACGAATTATAATATACTAGATTACACTTTATTTAAGTATTTTACGCATTCCATTCCATTCCATTTTAATTTCTTATCATTATTTATAATAAAAATCTCAAATGTCCGGAGTTTTTGATTTAGGTGAACTCGTTAAGAGAACCATTAAGTATTTGGTAGAAGGTGTTATGGTTGCTATCGCAGCCTATGCTATTCCCAAGCGCAGCTTGTCGTTTGACGAAGTTGCACTCATCGCCCTGACTGCCGCAGCCACCTTTAGTATCCTTGATACTTATGTTCCCAGTTTGGCTGTATCCGCTAGAACCGGTGCTGGCTTCGGTATCGGCGCCAACCTCGTCGGATTCCCCACGCCCCTTCGTATCTAAATAGCATCATTGTCGGTTTGCTATAATATATGCTTCAACTAGTATATATTAAAGAAATATGGTCGTATTGCCACAGTTTAACGAGTTTCGAACTTGGATAGGGTTGCCTCCGCCTAAAAAGGAAAGCGGTGCAGTGTCCGAATTACGAGAACGGTTCAATTCGTATCATTATCATATTGTAGAACGAGACCCTGACCGTTTCCGAATTTTCGTAGCTTTAGCAATTGTGTATATTATTGTTCTTCTCGTTCAACAGAAACGATATTACTGGTGGTATCCATCATTCAACCTTACAATATCTGGCATCGGTTATGCATTCCCGGAGAGTAAGTTAGAGATAAATACCGTAGTGTCCGAATACATTATGAAACGAATGCCGAGCGATGTCGCATTTTTTCGATTGACGGATATGAACCCCGCAGCTGCATTTACATCCATCATCAAACCAGATGAAATGACGGTCGAAGAAATGGACCGAATAATTACGCATACTCGCGTTATTTTTATAACGAAGATGCTGAAATGGGGCTACAATCGTGCTCGACCCGCGCAAATCGCGCCGGAAATCATCAACGAGGCAAATGGGACATTATTACATTCTGATTCGGCAGATACACCTTCATATCCGTCGGGACACGCAGTCCAGACATATTATTTAGCCAAAATACTTGCACGTAAACACCCAGCCAAAACACACGCAATTATGGAAATCGCGACCAAATGCGCGAATATTCGTATTATGGCCGGACATCATTACCCAAGCGACCGCGATTTCGGATGGTGGGTTGTAGATCATTATTTGACAGACCGTTGACGACGATCCGACGTTAGTTTCGTGGCGGTTGCTTTTTTACAAGATCCGTCAGCAGTTTTACATAATTCACATCCTTTTTTTCAATGTCGCTGTACCCAGGACGCTGTATAACACAAATTGGGGTAATTAAAAACCATCGGTCTTCACGCTGAAGATTTTTCCAGTATGAATCACACGCATATGCCTGTGTATTTCTCGGGTGCACGATTAGCTGTGCAAGACCTTCTTCGAAATTACGCAATAGCTTATCATAGTATCGACTACAAACAAGATAACATCCAGCCGCGAAGCAATTCGCAACTCGAAAACAATCTGGCGCTTCTATTTTAAACGGCGGAAAATTATTTCCAGAAAACATAACGACATCCCACTGATCACGAAAACGTGAGAGAAAAGACGATACTTGATGAATGAGAACTTCCGGATGAATAAACAGTGCATCATCCTCTAATATGAGGACATGGTCCCATTCATTCGCCTTTGCAAGACGAAGGCATTCAATATGACTTTTCGTACATCCGATTGCACCGGCGGTCTCATCCTTTATCGCAGAAAATCGCTGAACCGGCGTAAATCTATAATCATTTGGATAATGCAGCGTTAGTTCGTTCAAATGGGTTTCGAATATCTCTCGGCGGTCTGTTCGCGAATCGAGATTAATATAGATGGCGTGTTTTATATCTGAAAACTTACGGAGCATTCCGGCCGATACACATATAAATATAATAAATGAATATTATTTATACTCATTTACATTGAATATGATAACCATAACAATTATGGGAGGGTTAGGCAACCAACTGTTTCAAATATTCGCCACCATTGCAACCGCACTTCGAAATAATGACACATTCTTTTTTATGCAACACGATGAATTAGAAGGGACGCCGGGGTATCCACGTTGTACATTTTGGTCGTCAATATTTCGCGGGTTGATGAAGTATCTCATACCTTCAAATGATACAAACGAGACAATGTTCAAATCATTACCACATTGGGATGAAATCGGATTTCATTATACAGCGACGCCAACAGAAACAGTGAAATATACGAAGTCCCTTCGACTTCATGGTTATTTTCAGAGCCATCGATATTTCGTAGATAAATATGAAGAAATATGCAAGTTCATACAACTACGGGAACAACAAACATGGATCAAACAACTCTACGGAAATGAATTGTGGAGTAATGAATATATTGGAAATCCGAATAAACGACGTATATTGGTAAGCGCACATTTTCGAATCGGCGATTACCTCCATTACCCGACGATTCATCCATTAATGACAGTTGACTATTATTATCGCGCGATATCGCATATGATCTCGGCGTCGGCGTCATCTGATGCGTATACATTTCTTATATTTTATGAATCGCGTGATAAGGAAATCGTTCTCAAGAACATCGATGAATTAAAACATCGGTGCGCAACCGATGTGAACGGGTGCGCCTACGGACGCGATATCCAGTTTCATTTTGTCCGGGATACCATAGGGGACGGTCAGCAGATGCTTTTAATGAGTCTCTGCGACCACAATATTATCGCGAATAGTTCATTTAGTTGGTGGGGTGCGTATTTTAATGCCAATCCGCAGAAGGTTGTTTGCTATCCAAGTGTTTGGTTTGGGCCGGGCGTTTCACATGATACACGAGATTTATGCCCGGAATCGTGGGTGAAGATTGACGCGACGGCGGCCGGGGCGGAGGTTTGATTGAAGAATTGTAATTATTAAATATCTTCTTTGTATATTGTAAGGAAATGCCTTCTTACAAAAAGACACGGCGCAATGGTCGGTCAAAACGACAAAAAAGTCGATCGTTGAAACGGCGGAACCGGAAATCTAGAAAGGTTATGAGGGGAAGCGGTCTCGTGCAAAGCTGCATGCCAAGGAACGATAATGATTACGAAGAGAGAACGATTAATTACCCAGACGGTTCGGTATATACAGGAACTGTTATAGATATGGAAGATGAAAAATATATAAGAAACGGAGTCGGCAGGATGAAATGGGTCGATGGTACAGAATACGATGGCGATTGGAAGGACGACAAGCAGAACGGAAGAGGCAAGACGACATGGCCCAGTGGTGAAGTTTACGAGGGCGAGTGGAAGGACGACAAGGTAAACGGAAGAGGCAAGATGTCCTGGCCCGATGGCCGAGTGTACGAGGGCGAGTGGAAGGACAAAAATACGAACGGAAGAGGCAAGATGACCTGGATCGATGGCCATGTGTACGAGGGCGAGTGGAAAGATGACAAGAGGAACGGAATAGGCAAGATGACCTGGCCCGATGGTCGAGTTTACGAGGGCGAGTGGAAAGATGACAAGATGACCGGAAGAGGCAAGTACCCCTGGCCAGACGGCAAAGTATACGAGGGCGAGTTGAAGGACGGCAAGAGGAACGGAAGAGGCAAGACGACATGGCCCAGTGGTGAAGTTTACGAGGGCGATTACAAGGACGACAAGGTAAACGGAAGAGGCAAGCTGTCCTGGCCCGATGGCCGAGTGTACGAGGGCGAGTGGAAAGATGACAACAGGAACGGAAGAGGCAAGATGACCTGGCCCGATGGTCGAGTTTACGAGGGCGAGTGGAAAGATGACAAGATGACCGGAAGAGGCAAGTACACCTGGCCAGACGGCAAAGTATACGAGGGCGAGTTGAAGGACAACCATCTGCATGGAAAAGGAATAATGACATGGGAAGTACCTCATGACCATCGACTGTCGTATAGTGGTAATTGGGTTGATAGTTATATTAACGGGGAAGGTACGACCACTTGGGACGATGGCAAACAATATTTCGGTCGTCATCCTATGACGTATGCTGATTTTATTGGATTAGAGATGAAGTCCAAATTCACGCCAAATATGTTGCAGTCGTTTTGAATGATATAAACGTCTGGACTTTACAACGTAATAAACCCCCCAATCATCTTAGTAAATAACCGCCACCACATCTACGGCGTCGCAATAAACTCCCAATCCAACTCAATACATATCTGTTTCCATATCTGGTCTTGTTCAATCCGCTTCTCGCGGTCTTTTAACATTGGGAAAAACGGCAGGAACTCGCGTCGCCCCAGCAACTCGCACAATTTATAAACGGTATAATAATAATTCAGGAAATTCACCCGGTCGTCTGGGCAGAATTTCGCATACGGCCCCTGGATTTCCATAAACAGGTTGCACAACCGGTCTTCCAAATCAGGTGTCATAACTGGTGGTTTAATCCCCAGTTTATCTTTAATAAATGGAATGTGTTCGTAATATTTATTAAACCCCAGTTTCTTCATGATTTCTTTCGCTTTCTTATCGGTGAATTGAGAGATTTCAATACGCTCCTTCTTGATTTGTTGCTTGATGCTTTCGAGGACATTTTCAGGAATGCACGTCGTCTCCTTCGCCTGGAACTGTGCGAGGATTTCGCGGAAATGATTGATGCGTTTATAGGCGTAAAAACACGCCTCTTTAGGCGGTTCTTTATATGATGGTTTTTCATTGTCAATGAGGAATACTATCTGCTTCGCACACTGATTACAAACCATAATCCCTTCGCTTTCAATAGGTATCATTTCACCTTTGTGGCAAAACTGACATATATCCGTGGGGTAGACATATTTAGAAACATCCATATAGGTTTGATCAATACTCGCCAGATACTTTTCCACATTATTATGTTGATTCTTGAAAAGTTCCTCGGTTTTCTTTGCCTCCGGGAGATTAAAGAATGCATTTAGGGATTTTGTTTTCATCGACCCGCCGCTTGTTATTGTTTTCTTGGTTTCAAAATACTCGAAGATGTATTCGCTATTATGAAGGTAATAGTTTTTATAATCTTGCTGATGTTTTTTTATGACGGCATTAATTTCTTTAATGCGATCACGAATCTCTAGGCATTCTTCTAGGTTGCTCGGTGTCTTCGTCGCTTCTTTGCTCCGCAAATCCGCGACTACACCACCTCGCGCTTCGCCGCTGTTTTTGTCATCGGAGTTAGATGCAACGCCAGGAGCAAGACCCAGCGGGACCCCTGGTTCAACCAATCGAGCGTAGCTCCCGCCGTGGGGGGGCGGAACCCCTGGTTCAACCAATCGAGCGTAGCTCCCGCCGTGGGGGGGCGGAACCCCCGGAGCAACCAATCGAGCGTAGCTCCCGCCGTGGGGGGGCGGAACCCCCAGCGGACACCCCCCCTTTAGGAAATGTAATCGTTCTTTTAGACGATTTCTCTCATTTTCAAGTTCCGGAATAATTGTATCTTGAATGTATTGAAACTCCGACTGTAATTCCTTATGTTTACTATCTAGCGTGGTTATGCTTCTCTCGTCAAGCACAAACTTTTTGGGAGGTTTATATTTGAATAGCGACATATATTCTACCTATCGCCGCCGCCGCCACTGTAATAAAGAAGAATCGTGTATAAGAAGATTTAGCATTTTTTGTTTAATTCCATTTCGCGGAAATTATGTCAATTTCGCGATTTTTTTTTCTTTTTCAATAGTATAACAAGCATTTTACAATGGGTGGAGGACTTATGCAACTTGTCGCCTATGGCGCCCAAGACGTTTACCTGACTGGTAACCCCCAGATTACTTTCTGGAAGGTTTCCTACAAGCGTCACACCAACTTCGCTATGGAGTCTATCGAGCAGACTTTTAATGGCCAGGCTGACTTCGGTCGCCGTGTGACCTGCACCATCTCTCGTAATGGTGATTTGGCTTACCGCACTTACCTGCAGGTGACTCTCCCTGAGATCAGCCAGACCCTTAAGAACACTACTGGTGGAGGCGCTGTTTATGCCCGTTGGCTTGACTTCCCCGGTGAGCAGCTCATCTCTGTCGTCGAGGTTGAGATCGGTGGTCAGCGCATTGACCGTCAGTACGGTGACTGGATGCACATCTGGAACCAGCTTACCATGTCTACTGAGCAGCAGCGCGGATACTTCAAGATGATCGGCAACACTACCCAATTGACCTTCATAACCGACCCCTCCTTCAACGACATTGACGGACCTTGCGATGCTGACGCTCCTCGCCAGGTTTGCGCTCCCCGCAATGCTCTCCCTGAGACTACCCTTTATGTCCCCCTTAAATTCTGGTTCTGCTGCAACCCCGGTCTGGCTCTTCCCCTTATCGCTCTTCAGTACCACGAGGTCAAGATCAACCTTGATATCCGCCCCATTGAGGAGTGCTTGTGGGCTA